AAATCAAGTGTTCCCCGAAGTGTTCTGATTTTACCAGTAAGTCGCATTACATCTTCCTCCGTAGTTTGTGAGCGTATCTCATGATGTCGGCCTGTGTTCTACCCGCTCTAAGGTCGCCGTTCTTCTTGCGATACTTCTTATTCGCTTCTTTGAGGGCGGCTGACATCTTCTTTGCGCCAGCACGCGCCTTACGTGAGTTACGCTTGCGCTTTGATTTCTTAGAGGATTCTGAACCTAAGATACCCAATTGTTCACCGATGGCCTCGGATGCGAACCTTACGGCCTGTGGTGCGACAGCACCGACCGCAGGAGGGAGTCCAGAACGAACAACCGCAGTTCGTACGAGTTGGTCGGCAATCATGCGAAGCAATTCTGCTTGGGCCAATTGTTCTTCTCTGGTGGCTATGATAATCGCCTCACTGTTGTGATAGTGCGAGTGCCATGGCTGCGGCTTGAGTCATGGTTTCAACAGTGCATTCCAAAACAACGGCGACTTGAGCCGTAACAGTGCTTCGTTGGTCTACGCCGAGATACATCTGTTCGACCGCAATGAGGTAGCCATCGGTGAAGTCTTGTGGGCCGACATCGAGTTGGTCGTTAATCAGAATCAATTCATCGTCTTGAGATGATGCAAGAATTAGTTTCCCGCTTGAGACCACGGAACGGTTGGTAAGGTCGACCATTGCCGCTTGTGATTGTGTAGTCAATTGGAATGCAACGCTGGATGTGTTACCTGCGGCTGGAGTGCCGATAACTTCCATGGGAGTGCCGTATTGAACGGAAATGTTGTGGATGCGAAGAACAGACTTGCCCAGAGCATCGACATATGCGCCAAGGTCGATGGCACTTTGATTGAAGTTGGTTGTGTCGGTTGCTACGCTTGCTCGTATGAAGAAAGAATCTGTTCTTGCCATATTCCTATCATGATAGTAAGTGGTGTATAATAATAATGTAGTTCAAGCAATTCTTGACCTATGCCGGAATAGGGGTAGTGTAGCGTAGCGGTAGCCCACCTATGACCCAAATCCCTCAAAACATAGGTTTGTTTGTCAAACAATTATATGTGGAAGCCGAGTGGCATGGCCATGAAGTGTTTCAAATGCTCTGAACAATGCCGAACCCAATACCCGACTCGTCTAAATTGCCGCTATGTTCAATCGGTTTGTCCGACATGTGGGTGGACCTCTACCCCCATCAAGATACCATGCCCGACAGAACGCCGTGGGGGTGTCTAAATGGGCCGAAAAAAAGTGCCAAGCCATCAAAAGAAGATTCAATGTTCAGTATCTCTTCAACAATCAACCGTAGAAACCATTGATTCCTACACCACTCGGCGGTCCGCTTGGATTGAACACGCAATTAAACTCAAATTGGAAGATGTTTCTGCGTTCGACGACCTTACTCTGAAGGATATTTTGAACCATGCTCTACGCATGACTCATGCAAAGCACATGTCATTTGAAGAGAGAGCCGTAATACAACTCATTTACCATCGTTTAGTGTCGGAATGAGGAAATGATCTCCCCGATTTACAGTCAAAATCTAGGCCAGCTGAAGTCGAAAACCGGAAAATCAGTTAAAGACATCTTGAGATTCTTCTTTGATGATAGAAATAATTGCTTCCGTGTCGGTAATATCGTATTCTTCCATTTGGATGTAGTAATTTACTGACGCGTCGTATCCATTATTGTGGACTTGAGGCATTACAATCTGAAGGTCTCGGACAACAATGTGGTCGGGGTCTACTAAATCGAAGTATCCTAATCGATATCCGACTCCTCCATTGTATGCGGCCCACGCAATTTCTCGATTATCCGACGCTTTCGGGAGTGCATCCGCGACCGGTTCAAGAGATAACGCCAAATGAGCCTGCGCTGATGTGCTACGACCAGAAGAAACTGAACCAATCATGTCCGAAGGCCATATGCGAAACTCTACGATTTTGTAGCCCACATTTATTCGACCGTCATCAAGAACAAGTAGTCTCTTGCCGGAATTGTCTACTCCGTCGGGAAAATCAAGTGTTCCCCGAAGTGTTCTGATTTTACCAGTAAGTCGCATTACATCTTCCTCCGTAGTTTGTGAGCGTATCTCATGATGTCGGCCTGTGTTCTACCCGCTCTAAGGTCGCCGTTCT